ACAATATTCTTTTTAATCAAGTTGCACTCAAAGGGTTTCGAACCCCTGACCTCAAGCTTACTAAGCTTGCGCTCTACCACTGAGCTATGAGTGCGATATGCTGAGAGCGGGGTTCGAACCCGCGCGTGCATAGCACAGACGATCTTAAGTCGTCCTCCTTAGACCACTCGGACATCTCAGCAACTTACCTTTTCCCCAACCCCATTCTATTAACCCATCAAATCTTTAAGCATTTGGGGGGTGGTTCAAATGCTATGTTTTTCTCAAGTTCTTTACGTTGTTTCATCTTCTTGATATCTGCACCTTGACAATCATGCTTTGTCAAATTGAGACAACTCGGGCAAAAGCTACCATTACAATATTTACAATCGATAGGGACACCACATTTCTTTTTACAGAGTTGACAAGGCATTTACTAAATTTAACTGAGATAAAGATTTTAACCCCATTTAATCAAGAAATGTCTCTCACTTACGCCTTCAGTAAACCAATTCACACTGAATATGCTCACCTGAAAAAAACTCTAAAAAACTCTACGGCTGCTTATGGTTCTGCTTTGAGTGCTTCTTACTTCATCACACAAGGTGCAGATCAAGGTGTATCTGCGATGTTAGGCGCCGTAGCATCTTATACGTATGTGAGTCTTCTCTCTGATCGGGTGGATAAACTTGAAAATTCGACAATTCAGAAGGAGTTCTTCGCACCATTGGGTGCGGCTGCTTTTGAAGTGTCGTGGAATAATGCACCATTTGCATTTGACTTTGATTATGGTGCCACATTTGTTGGATTCTTAGCGTATAAATTTGCACTCTCAACGGTGTTGTATCAAATTGTGAGAGAAATGATGATTGGGGATAGTGCAAGTTTCTATGATACAGAAGAGAAAGTCTACAATGACCTTAGCGAAGACGAGCCAGTTCACGAGCCAATCGAACAACCTTACGAGGTGAATGTTGATTAAGACTGAGCCTGTTCACGAGACTGAACTTATTGCGACCATTGAGACCCTTCATAGCCATGATACGCTTCCTAGCTACATCCTTGGTCAGGGGCATAGCCTTCTTTTGAGGCTTGGGCATAGGCATTACAGCCCTGATAGTGGTACGAGTAGGGGTTACGATTCGCTTGGTCACCATACCCTTCATGAAGTTGGCTGCAACCTTCCTGTCAAAGGCCTTCTTCTCGGCGCGCTTCTTAGCGGCAGCGCGCTTCTTAGCAGCTTCGGGGTACAACTTGGCTAGGGGAACGTTATTGTACAGATGTAAGTTATCAGTGCGAACACCCCTTTTGGCAGCATGGCGGAGTAGATCCCTCGCGAGGGGGGTGTTCTTGGCACGCATCTTAAGGCCCTCACACATCTCTTTAATTGTGAGTTTGTCGGGATTCACGATACCATACTTCTTGGCAACCTTCACTACATCAGCCTTCTTGTGGAGACGGCACTTCTTGCGTCCCAGCTTGAGATCACCTGCCTTGTCCACAGATACGAGTACTGGAGTCATTTTGTATTATACTGAGAAAAAGTTTAAAGAGGAGTTCAGACCTCTTTATATATGAATTGCTGTTTCACTAAAAGAATTCTTTCCGGTGTTGATGATTCTATACCAATTTTCAGTCTAGATAAGTATCAAGGATATGCAAAAATCACGAGCGTCTATGATGGAGATACATTCAAAGCGGTTATCATGTTACATGGTCGTCCCCTAAAGTTTAGTTTTCGAACTCTTGGATATGACTCAGCTGAGATGAAACCTAGTCTTGGACTGAGAGGTAGAGCCGATCATATTCACCTCGCCAAACTTGCACGCGACATGTTTAAGGAAGAATGTGGTTTTGATGATCGCGCACCTTATCAATTATGGAACCCGTTTATGTGTAGAAACAAAGTGAACGGTTTAGTGTGGATTGAATGTGGTAAAAATGATAAGTATGGTCGACCACTCGTGACTGTGTATCGACGTAAAAGTGATACACAATCAGTAAACCAGAAGATGATAGAATCAGGCATTGTGAACGCATACAATGGTAAGAAGAAAGATTCGTTCAGTTTAAAAATATAGGATTTTATTAAGAAATGGTACGTTACGGTCTATTGTTTTATGTATATTTACTCTCTCGTCTTGGGCGTAGACCAAAAAAGAAGAAGGTCACATGGGTTTAGCTGAGTTCTTCGAGTCTCAGCATCCTTCCAGTGTTGATATATTCATCAATCTTGTCACAGATTGAGGGTCCAAAACCACGGAGATGCCTTACATCATTTCCATTGGTTACTTCATAGGTGAGATCACGGATCTTCTCCGCGGCATTCCAGTATGCCTCAGACTTGTAAACAGGCTCCTCCAGGTTTCCAAGTTTGAGAAAACACGTGGCAAGTTTCTCATTCATTGAGGATGCCTTCTTGGTATTGAGGTAGTCGTCAATCTTCTTAGCGATGGACTTTCCAATACCTCGGAGCTTCATAGCATCTTTACCACTGGTGATCTTGTAAGAAAGATTGTAGATGGTATCACCAGCCTTGGTGTATGCATTGCGCTTGAAATTGTCTTCAGCCCTGTCAGCATACTCATAGATCATCTCAGAGAGTCCAGCATTGTGGGAGACAAAGTACTCCTCATCATCAGTCTCAGAAACGAAAGAGCCCTCATCGTTGGATGCAATAGACTCAGAATCGGAGCACTCAGACTCCTCGTAGTCAGAGTCCTGCTCATCGAGGTACTCATCAACCTTGGCAGCAATACCCTTACCAATACCCGGGAGATTCATCAAGCTCTCACCAGTTTGGACCTCATAGGGTAGATTGGCCACAGCATCTGCAGCCTTCTGGTAAGTCATCGACTTGTAGAAGTCGGAGGTCATGTTTCCAAGTTCCAGAAGGCGCTGTACGAGGCCGTCATTGAGAGACTTCTTCGTCACACGAGCTGTTGTGTCAGTGTACGAAGGAGAGGTCCGCATCATGTACTTGAGTTCATTGAGTTCATCGAGGGCATCGACCTTCTCTTCGTTGGCCTCGGCGAGAAGCTTCTTGAGCTGCTCAATCTTGGTTCGAGACTCTTCAATAGAATCAATGTCGCCGAGGACGGCGCGAACCTTACGGAGTTCGGAGTTCTCCTTCTCGAGCTTGAGGATGTAGTCGGTAATAGAACGGGAGTTCATGGTAGTAGACATGTTGAATGATTATTATGGGAGTCGGGCTCCACTTAGGTGTTTAAAGATTAGAATGTTGAAAAATGTAGAAAAATGGCAACACTCACAACACCCGTCAACATTCATAAAACTTCCACAAAGTTTCTTCAAACGAGAAAGAGGTCTAACAGGCGCCTCGCGCGACCCGTTCGTGTTCAAGCTGCCCTACCAAACCAAGACCTTGTGAACTATGCACAACTCCAACTCGTCACATGGATTCTACCCATGACAATCGCTGGTCGTCTACTCAAGGTGGAATGGCCCCAACTTGCAGTCGGTCTTACCGCTATGACTGCAGCAAAATTGGGTCTAGCAGCCAATGGAATTATACACTATTAAAGATAATATCTGTCCATAGTAAAATGTTTACACTAAAGCCTAATATCGTACGACCCAATATCCGTGTCCAAGCCAAGAAGAATGAATTTGTAGAACCAGCTGAAGCTCCAGGTGAGGGGAGGCGTCGCCCCCCAAACGAGGAAGAAAACAAAGATTCTGAAAAGGGTGTGCATCCCCTAAAGAAGTTCATCATGGAAAAATTTAAGATTGAAGAGATTGATTATGAAAAATTTAACAAAGAGAATAAGTGGGCTATTCGCCCAGGTCAAAAGAAGGATAAAGAATAGAAGCGTTAGATATCAAACATGTCTTTCGCACTCACCTTTATGATCCCACCTACACGCAACGTTAGAACTCGAGTATTTACCGACCCGGAACAATATGATACAGAAATCAATGCAGCCCGTGGGTTTAATAAACCATTAACTACCCGTGCGCGTACACCGATGACACAGGTTATGGAAGATTTTACTGATCTTAATGAAGCCTCTCAACTTATCAACCACGTGACCGAACGTGAAGTCATCGAGGCACAGAACTTCTGGGCGCAGTCTATCATAGACATCTCGAATTCATTTCTCTCAGGTGGGGACTACGTGAGTCTCGCAGGTGAACGTGCGGGTGAGTTGTATGGGTACGACCATTCTAACGTACTCTTCAAACCAACGAAAGCTGTAGAGCAACAGTTTCGTCCTACTGCCAATGATGCCATGTCTTACTTTGTGGGAAATGACGCTGTGATCAGTGGTTTCAAAGAAGATCAAGGGTTCGCCATCAATGCCAAAAAGGGTTTCAGTAGGGTGATCTTCAAGAATCACCAGATTGACTGTCATGGTGAAGTAGCACACGCTATGGGTACATACGAGTTCACGTGTGCCACAACCGGTGAGATTTCAGAGGTTGAATACACATTTGGCTACAAGCGCAACGATGATGGTAAGGTGCGCATCTGTCTACACCATTCCTCCATCCCGTATGCACCAGGTAATAAAACATCTCACGTGGAACGAAAGAAAACGTTTCAAGTGAAGCGCAAGATTGTATTTGACCCCGCACAAGCTGACCCGGAGGCAAACCAGCGTCATCAGGTCGCTACTGCGAGTTGGTAATTATGTTTAGTTTAAAGTCCTTGTCTAACCCATTGATACTTATCTTTCCCTCGTCCACAAGACGCTTAATCGGGTATCCAATCTTATCTATATTTTGGTTATACGCATCGGTGTGTTTTGGATCAGCTGGTAAATTAGGCATAAGCATATTGAAGGCCATCATTTTCTTGGCCATTGGAAGTTCTTTATCTTGGAGTACACGTAAAATATGTATGGGAAGCTTGGACGGATCCATTACTCTTTATGGGTATTTATTCTTTAATAGTACCACCGCAGGTGCTGAACCCTTTGGTGGTTTTTTACAGAAGATTTTACAATCACAACAATCTTTTACTGATACACGCTGCTTTTTAGTCGCGTGACATCGTGTAGGTAACATGATATCTTTGGATATGTAACGTGCTATTTGGTCAAGAAGTATCATCCTATACCTTTATCAGCGAAATTCCGTAGCCCAATTCTTCGAGGATTGGATCATTCTTGTAATCAACTTGATAATATATCTTTTTGACCCCACTACTCGCAAGGGCTTTGAAACAGTTGATACATGGATAGTGTGTGATATAGGCAACGGTATCATCGATGGAGACACCTCTCTTCGCTGCATCGGTGATGGCATTAATCTCTGCGTGAATGGTGGCCTGTTCATGACCCCAACGTACGATAGACCTATGATCTGTACCGGCAAGGAAACCGTTGTACCCCATACTTATGAGTCTATTGTTCTTCACTATAACACACCCCACTTTTAGTCTATCACACGGGGAGCGAATAGATGCCAGAGTCGCAGCTTTTAGAAAGTAGTCGTCCCAAGAGATTCGTTCTTCAGGTTCTTCAGGTGGAGGGGAGCGCTGACGCCTAGCATCCTTGGTCATAGACATGAAACGGGGTGATGAACGTAGGGCACGGGGACTATCCATTTTATATTTAAACACAAATAATCTTTATACCTTAGGCAACATGTATGAAATTAACCATACTGTTAATGTGACAGTTCTTATACTGTAGTACTCTCCGAGAGGGTACATCAATGGCAAAACAGCAGTCGCAAGAGTGTTCAGTTGAATATGTCGAAAATTACTGGTATTTAGGTATAAGTATGACAGTATCACCGATTGTAAAATTAGCCAGTGGTTTATATCAACTGAACTTTTAACGATACCATTTTCCATTCGTAAATCTTTAGGGAAATTAACCAACAAATACACTAAACCAATCATGGGTAATATTTGTAATTCGGGGTAGTATTTCCACCCCCCGTTTTGATATTTTATGTCACCTATACACAGTGTAATCATTATCGCCAGATTAAGAAATAACAACGTCCGAAACGAATTATCGGAGTAGAATTCGGGTATCAGCACTACACAGCAACCGAGAAAGACCAGGAGTATTTTAATAAAACCGGGTAGGGTACCTATTCCTTGATCACGACCAATTTTGTTATTGAAGATTTGATTCACGATCAATGCTAATGCAATGATGAGTGCGATTTTAGCTATATCATTATTCAGTTTTATCAACTCGTATAAGATGACACAAATTATCACAAAAAGTATTGTGTTCATACATAATATACTCTGACATTTTTTTGGTTCATGAGAAGCTCTTTAACAACATCTCCTCCACCATTTAGCCGCTAATTCTGGAAACAATTCCTCTAGGGTTTTGAAATATGTATCAAGATATCGCTTTTCTTCCTCTTCTTCCCCCGTCAATTTAAGGCGGTCCGGGAACATACCCAACTTTACCGTCTTAAAATGATCAAGTCTTTTATTGAAATTCTCAAAAACACGAAACGATAGTAAGGTTTCGTCTTTTATGTTTAAAACACGAATTTCTTCGTGTATTCGGTCGGCATGAACCATTATATACTAATTACATTTTTTTGTCGGCTGTATACCTAAGTAAATGTATTATTCAGTTCTATTTAAACAAAAAAAATGACGACTCTCACCGATTTCGAACACAAGCTCGATACTCTCATCAAGACGTACCCGGATGGGGTGCCTCGTGATGAAATGAATGAATTTTTTGAATACACGATTGAAAACAAGGATGTCCTTCTTTACGGAGTGAGTGATGAACTACTCTATGCCGTGTGTGATAAAGCTTATGAAGACAACCGTTTTCATACATACGGTGAAACCATTAATGGTCTTATCGAAGAGTTTAGGGAAGCAAATCCGAGTCCGGCTGCCACCGCGTCGAAACAGTTCGAAATGAATAATTTGGTGAGGGAGAATGCTGTATCTTGGGCTGAAAAGGCCGCAGCTCAAGAACATAGGAACTATCTAGTATCTAACACACGAATCACGGATATGATGAAAGAAATGATGGAACATTCGGACAAGATGGCGAGTGAATCCGAGAAGAATCAAGCCATTGTGGGTAAAATCTTCACACTCAAGTTTGCGCCCGAGCCAGTGGAGAAACCTAGTATCTATGAGCGTGTTTGTAGGATGTTTTGATGTGAAATTCTCAAAAACACGAAACGATAGTAAGGTTTCGTCTTTTATGTTTAAAACACGAATTTCTTCATGTATTCGTTCTGCATGAACCATTGTATCTATCGTAGATTTTTGTTGGCTTATAGACTTTAACTGAATGTGTGTTAAGATGATTCAAACCAGTCTAGATTCGTTTAATTTTTGTATTCCGTGCCCTACTATCACCAAAAAACCAAAATATGTTTATCCGAAATGTCCGCACGGTCGTCGGCGCTCTAGGTGCAAGGAGTGCGGTGGGTCAGGAATCTGCGAGCACGGTCGTCGGCGCTCTACATGCAAGGAGTGCGGTGGGTCTGGAATATGCGAGCACGGTCGTGACCGCCATCGATGCAAGGAGTGCGGTGGGTCACAAATCTGCGAGCACGGTCGTGACCGCCATCGATGCAAGGAGTGCGGTGGGTCTGGAATATGCGAGCACGGTCGTCAGCGCTCTCAGTGCAAGGAGTGCGGTGGTTCACAAATCTGCGAGCACGGTCGTCAGCGCACTAGATGCAAGGAGTGCGGTGGGTCACAAATCTGCGAGCACGGTCGTCAGCGCTATTATTGCAAGGAATGCGGTGGGTCACAAATCTGCGAGCACAATCGTCGGCGCTCGAACTGCAAGGAGTGCGGTGGGTCACAAATATGCGAGCACAATCGTGAACGCATGAGTTGCTCTATATGTGACCCATATGGACACGCGCTACGCGCACGACGAAATAGACGATACAAAACCACAAGGGTTAAAAATCCTACAGGTTCATTGGAAGATCTTTGTATGACTTCAAAAGAATGGGTCGAGTATCTTCATAAAACTTTTGAAGATAGGTATAGTCGCCCAAAAACAGAAGATGATGAGGTTCAGATAGATGAAATCATTCCATGTAGTGCATGGAATTTGCCAGATGACAATAAATATTGTTGGCACTATCTGAACTCTCAGTGGTTAATTGATAATGAAAACCAGGAAAAGTCTGATAAATATACAGAGGAGGATAAGCGCGCTATGATACAACGAATAGATGAGTGGTTCACCTCAAATCCTTATCAGCAGTGTAATACGTCTTCCCCTTAACTACAAAACTATGAACCCTAGCATACCCCCACGCTTGTGGAGAGGCTCCCGGACGATGCCCGGTTCTCCACGCAGCGAGTCCCCTGTTGTAGATGGTCTTCACGGTCTTTAGAGGCAGGCCAGTAGCCTTAGCAATTTCAGGGAGAGATTTGACTCCCGGATACATCTTTCTAAACTTTTGCGTGTAGGAAGAGGTCTTTGTCTTCTGTCCCTTGTCCGTCTCGAAAAATTTATAATTTTTCCGGAGCATCTTCTTGTAGCGGGTCTCGACCTCCTTGAGGGTAGTGAGTCCCCTGAAATATTTGAGGGGTGCGTAGATCTTACCTTCGGATTTACGCAGTTGCCCCACCTTCTTGGTGATGGCTGCATCGCTGAGAAGCATCTTACTTTGTCTTGAGATATTTTATAGCCGAAGCGATATTGGGATAGATGCATTTTCCGAACCTGACACGACCTGTCCTAGGATTGTAGTACCCCTTGTGGCCATTGAAGATACATTTGTGAAGTTCACCCATATAAAAACTACAATATTATAATAATCAGTTGAGATGGGACTTTCGATTATTATGGGGAATATGTTTTCTGGTAAAACATCCGAACTTATCCGTCGACTTAAGCGTCTAAAAGTCATTGGTAAGGAAATCATGATTGTCAACTCAGCGAAAGATACCAGATCACCTGAAGAAGTTTTGAAAACGCATGACAATGTTAAGTTTAATTGCCACAAAGTGTATGACCTATTTGATATCATCGATACGGATGAATTTGAACGGGCTGATATCATAGCCATAGATGAAGCACAATTCTTTCCCAGACTCAAAAAATTCATAGAAGGGTGTTTATACCTAGAAAAATCGATTATTATCGCAGGTCTTGATGGAGACTGTTTTCAAAGAAAATTTGGTGAACTCATCGAGTGTATCCCTCTCGCAAGTGACGTAACTAAACTTTCAGCACTGTGTATGCATTGTAACGATGGAACACCGGGCCCCTTTACCAAGAGGATTGTCAAAGACAAAACCCTAGAACTTATCGGTGGGAGTGATATGTATGAAGCAGTGTGTCACAATCACCTGTGAATATCCAAGATGAGTACAACCCTTCGACCGTCACTGGTTTTCATCAGTTCATGATATCTCGCGTGATCAAAGAGGATATCTTCACCCTCTTTGTGTACGTGCCTACCATTCTCAGTGTACAGGCTACAATCCCCATCGCCGTGTATTGTGAGTTGATATCTTAAGAGTTCATTTGATTCAGCGCGATGTGGATGTAAGACCATGGGACCCTCTATGACCGCAAATGAAGCACCTTCTCTACTTATACATGGTATTTGACGAATGAGACTATTTAAGAGTGGAAATTGTTCAGCCTTATAAAAATAGTATCCATCATTCTTTTCAAACCATGGATTCATATCATGGTACCAAGTCTTTTCTAAAGTTGGTGAAACTTTTTCAAACTCTTCACGTAACTTGGAGTAATGAAGTTTCAGTAGAAGAAGACCTGGGTAATTCTTTACATCATACTCCGATAGACACTTAACCATTTCTCGGAATGTATTTTGTATACCAAGGAGTGGTCGCCACATATTTGAAAAATAAAGGTGGTCGACGGGCGGTTTTACATAATCATACAGGACCATCATCATGGGTACAAACATAAACCGCCACATTATTTTCTCAGTAGATAATAAAAATGCCCGGATACCCCAAGTCCATGTATGCCGAGCCCAAGCCCACAGAGGAGGTCGCGACTACCAAGTCTCGCTTCTCTATGCCTGCTCTCCCCCAGCTTACCATCATCCAGATGGTTCTCGTCGCGCTCATCGCGGGCTATGCCTTCACTTCGCGTAAGATGAACGGTGTCGTCGTTGCCAGCCTTGCGCTGACCGTTGGTCTCCTCCACATGTACGACCACCTCTACCGTATCAAGCGTGGCCCCGAAAAGCTCTTCTTCCTTCCCCAAGCTAAGAAGGAGGGGTACAGCTGCTGCGGCAAGTAAAAATCTTAGTAAATATAAGTATGCGCGTCAAGATAACTCGTAGCCCTAACCCTAAAAAGAAGTTCAGGGCTGTCTTAGAAGACGGCAGGACTGTTGACTTTGGTGCCAGTGGATATTCCGACTACACCAAACACAAGAATCCTTCACGTATGCGTTCCTATGTGTTACGCCATGGGGGTCATGTACCCAGACAAACCATAGAAGAACGAGATCCTAAGAAGATCCAAACAAAAATGTTAAATATCGATCGGAGCGACAAAGAGAATTGGAAGATGAGTGGTATCGACGGGGCTGGTTTTTGGTCCCGTTGGTACCTCTGGAGTTTTCCTACGTTTCAGGGTGTTGAGAAATTTATGTCTAAGAGGTTTGGAATTACCTTTCTTTGAACTCTTGAAATTCCTCATCAGTCGCTATACACAATGCCAAAGCACCATCAAACTCATGTTTCGGAAAGTCGTCGTCTAATCCAATCGCACTTTCCCATACCTCATGTTTACGTTTTGAACCACCAAGTGTAATGATATCATCCGGGTAAGCAGATAGGGTATCCTTGTACTTGTTATTTTCTCGAGTACCATCGAACAATTCATTTACCTTCTTACACGTATCGGAATCACGAAGTTCCTGCATGTGTTTTTTCAACACATCCATCAATTCTTGGCGTTCTTCCGCAGATAAATCCGCGCCATCCGGACCACCCTTTTCGAATTCCTTCGTTTTTTCCTTATTCTTTTTGTTCATGACCTTCATCTCATCGATAAGCTTCTTCCATTCTGTAGCTTTCATTTCCTTTTTGAAATGGGGTTCGGTCCCTGGGATAAACCCACCAAACCAGCCACCCGCAGCGGAAAAAGAAGAGCAGCAGCAAAGAGCGAGGAGACCGACAGCAATGGCGGCCATATTATAATGTATGCAGATTATAATATGGGTGATTTAGTTCTTATGGCCTGTGCCTTCTCATCTCTCATGAGTTCAGTGGGAGGCGGAATCTATTTCTTCTTACAGGAAAAGGAAAATAATAGGAAAGAGGAAATCATCGCCGAAAATCAAGCATCACCCTACGTTACCATGTACTTGGAATGCGACTATAAAGGTAAATCCTTCGAGTTCAAAGAAAATGTCGAATCCTCCGTTAAAACTCCTTTTAAATCTATCATCGTACCAAAAGGTTTTAAAGTCATCACGTATTCAAAGGTGGATAAGGGTGGTGTCAAACTAACACTCGGAGGTCCATCCGACCAAAAGTGTACAAGCGTCCACTCGTTTGAAGTTACGAAGGAAACTGGAAATGAGATTACAATTGACACCGGAGATTGCGATCCAAGTCGCCCAGGTGGTTGTGAAGTTGATATCTTTTAGGCCGCCATTCCCTTCTTCTTAAGGACATTTTTCAGTTCGGCCATGAGTTTCGCGCGTCGAGCGTTCACGACCGGTCGTCGTTGGGGTGGTGGAGGAGGAGGTGGTGGTGGGGGAGGAATACCCGCACGAACCACGGTTGGAGCAACTATAGTTTGACACACTCTGATAACTTTCTGTGCATTTTTCACACTGTTATCAAAGTTCATCCTAATTTTGGTACGAAGTTCCTTAGCTGAGAGCTTTACACGTTTACCCTTGACAGTTTTGGTCACCCGAAGACCTTGCTTCTTGGCTTTGTTTTTTAATTCAAGATACTGCATCTACTCTTGGTTGAGATTATTAAATCAATATAAAATTAGATCAAGAAAAGTTTTCAGATCACCCGTTTCAATAAGTCTGGCGTATAACATACCTTCCTGATCAAAATAAAGTGGATTTACATTCGCCCTATCAAATACATTTTTAAGTTTAATTTTTACTTTATCTAGATGCATCAATACTTTGGATAATATATCAAAATCTAGGGATTGGACACCCATACGGAATGCAACTTTGTTTACACTATATTCACCCGTATCAGTTTGAAAAAGAAAATGTTTTTTTATAAATTCTTCTATTTCGTTTCTTGGGCTAATCCCAATTTGATTTGCAATTTGTGTAATTTCCATTAGATTATCTAAACCCGCTACTAACTTTCTTATAAATTCACGCTTACCTTGTGGGAGTGACATCTTATTGTGTATAAAGATAAAAAACGCACTTACGGTATTATGAGTGAAGCACACCAGCTTAAGGTGTTAATTCATAAGATTCTTCTTCCGAGAATTCGTAAACTCGAGGAAGAACTCGCGTCATTACGAAAACATACGTGGCCGTACGTACAGAGTAAAAAGGAGTCTCATCAACTTGACGACATCGAGGCGAAGGTGGATTTTCTTAAACATCTCGATGATGACACGGTGATTGAACTTTTAAGGGTGAAGGCGAGAATATCTGGGAATACTGGTTTTCTAACTAGAGAATATGATAGTCTACAAAATAATTTTTGTTGATGTATAATAAAGATGCTTGGAAATCTGTTTAAGACGTCAGGTGAACCAATGGGTAATACTCAACTCGGTTTCACAATCGCATGTTTAATTTGTTCAGTGATGGGCCTTATGGGTATGATGAAGATACCCGTAAAATCACCCCCTATATTAGCAGCTTGTGCTCTTTCGGCATGCTGTTCTTCTAGTCAAACGAGTTCACTTATAAATGACGTACAGAAACGTGTTAAGCAGGCCACACCCGCTGAGGAACCCGTTGAGGAACCCGCAGCTTAAAAGAAATCATCAGTGCGATACATATTAACCTCAAATGAACCAGTCTTACCCAATACGGTGACTGTTTCATTTCCGTATAGCTCTTGGCATCCAATGTCTTCCATACAATCTCTCGCGTTATGTGACACTGAAACAGGATAGAGATTGTCACCACCAGTCGTAGTATAATAATGATACCTATCACGGCGTCCGCGTACCTCCTTACCGTAAAGGGGTAGGGTCTCTCCATCGGGTCCCATTAGGATACCCATCTGTTGCATGTGACCAGGCTTGTATTGTTTAATAGGTGGACCCCTAAATTCAGGTTCCCTGACGGGTGGACGACGTGTCTGAACCGGTCGTGTCTGAACCGGAACAGCCACTTCCACTGGAATCTCAACAACTTTGGGGTTGTAGAACATGTAGCCTAATATTCCCACAAGTATAACAAGAGTCAGAGTCATTATTTGAATCTTTTGTCTGTTCTTCATATACTTATAGGTGAGGAAAAATTTTACCAATGTATAGTATAATGCCAACTACTAAACAACTCCAGAACGCTAAGAAGAAATTAAAGAAAACTCCTAAGCCTTCAGGTAATAGCCCAAAAATACCAACGGCGGCCCTTCTCCGTCTCATCGCCGCTGATCCAAAAATTAGACGCAATAAGAACTTCATTAAACAGGTTCACCTGCTTTCGAAGAAATAGATTTTAGATCTTCATTTAGAATAACAATCGCGTTTGTAACGTATTCAAACATATCAAAAATTTCATTAGTATTGCGTCTCTCGAGTGCTTTTTTAAGTTTTTCGACATTGTACCCGAGAGAATGTTTTTCCTTTTCCATATTTTGAAGCTGTTCTTCAAAGTAATCAATTTTACCATTAATCACATTTGTCGTATGTTCCAAATTTTTATCAATTTTTTCAATTTGTCTCTCATAATATAATTTCTGTTTATTAAGGATTTGCTTCTTAACTTCGGAATCAGATTTATCAATCTGTACACTCAGCCTTCTTATTTTTTCTTCGAAATCTTCAAATTCTTCAACATAATTTGCGTGATACAAGTCACGAGTATAAATAAGTTTTTTAATTTCTGCTCTAAGTTTTGTATCCATATTACTTTACTTTACTTTTTTTCCTTTAAGTATTTCTTTTACGTCTTCAAAAAATAAATCAAAATGTCCAAGTCTGTACTGAACAAATGCCCAAAGAACGAAAAACATAGTCTTTGTCATATTGTTGACCTGGTTTTCCTCCATTTTGTAAATTGGACCCACTAACCTACCCATAAAGGTCTCATCTTTGTGTTTACCCGTAACCATCATCTCCGCTTGGGTCAATGCACATGTATCGTCATTCACCGACCAATGGTAAAAAATAAAGGGGATAACCATCGAGTAAAATTCTAGGTTTCGTTTATTATTGGTGAATGGCACTATTAAAATAGCCAATAAAAATACGACATGAATCATAAATATAATATTCATATCTAATATACAATGGTAAAAGAAAAAATTGTATGGAATGATCAGCACGAAATTATATTACGACAATGGGGTGAGGCCTGTGCATGTTATAGGTTTATGCATCATAGATCATTTTTACTCTATAAAGATCTGAGTATGAAATTTACGTTACCCGTCATCGTACTTTCAACTATCACAGGAACAGCTAACTTTGCACAATCTACGTTACCTCCTAGTATTCAACCCGCTGCACCATCGGTTATAGGTGGTTTGAATTTAATTGCAGGGTTAATCGCGACTATCATGCAATTCTTAAAAATTAATGAATTGATGGAAAATCATCGAACTGCTGCGTTAGCTCATGGTCTATTATCTAGGAATATTCGACTCATGTTAGCGATATCACGTGATGAACGTAAGAAGGATGGTTTGAAATTTGTTGAGGACTGTAAGACTGAATATGACAGACTCCTCGAACAATCTCCATCAATTCCTAAACAAATAATGACAGATTTTGATAAAGAATACCCACTCGATAATATTTTTACAAAACCAGAAATTCTTAATGTGCGTTCAATTCCAATTCTCAAACTTCCCAAAACTATTGAGCCAATTGAAGCTATAACCAAGGATACACCTCTCGAGCGTGTGGGTAAATTTCTTTCTAAATCGAAAACACCACCACCAAGTGAAGTCAGTGAAGAATCTAATCTAGATGAAGTTGAGGAGATAGAGGAAGAAGAGACAGACGTCGAGCAAGGTACACCAAAAGAATAAACATGACAACATTGGTAAGAACTCCGCATGCAACGTATGGTAAAATTTTCCTTTTTAAAGGTTCTACGATACGTTTATGTAGTGCGTCATTTTCAAGCACTAAATCTATGGCCTGATTAGTAAGATCATCGATGGATTCCTTCATTAAAATTATTCCACAAAAAAAAGAAGCTGAAAATACCGTGGAAACTATTCATACCAAACAGATTGAATTAATTCGTCGCTATTTAAATGAAAGAAAGAACGTATTTATATGCGGTGGGTATGGAATTGGAAAAACATATATTCTTAAAGAAGTGTTAAAAGACCTGAATCATGTTGAATTACGAACGGACCATTTGAAAAGTAAGTCACCTTTTTTGACATTTATCAAACCTTCGGCAAAATATGTATTTATTGAAGACTATGATCCAGTTTTCAAACCAATAATAGAACAGGTTTCGGATGGTAAACCATTAACCCGTGCATCGCTTGTAGTAACTTCCACGAATATGTGTATGTATCCAAATTTTGAAACCGTGTTTATACCCAGACATAAACCCGAAACACTCTTGAGACTCACAAATGAAAAGGGACCCAAAGCTGAACACGCAGCGTATAGATGTAAAGGTAACATTCGCAATTTTTTCACGTATCTCGATGGATTTGATGAAATAGACGACTTTAAAACACCGAAAGAATTTATAGCCGATGTATTGTCAGATCCTAAACCTATACAAATTCATGATAGTATCGCAGAGCATGGTCATATGTGGGACA